TCATGACCCATAACAACTTTATCAATATAATAAACTAACGCTTGTAATCGCTGTAAACCTTGTCTATGATAAGGACCGATTAAACTATCAGGAATAATGATTTCCATTTGGTATTGTTTCGGTTGAACAACAACATTATCCATAATAACTTCAAGATTGTTTTTATATGAAGGATGAAAAGCAATCTTTGGATTAAAACCATAACTGGACTGGTCTGTTGTTGGTGATTCATAAACAATAACTCTTTTCTCTGCTCCTTGAGCTTTGATTACTTCCCTTAAACTGGTTATATAAAAAAATGAAATAGGCAAAGTTGATATATTTGGGTCAAACTCCCAGAATTTATCATATAAACAAGTCATATTTGACCAATATTCAATTTCTTCTGTTGTAACTCGTAAAACAGTAGGAATAATTAAAGCTCTTTTTTCTTTACTATCATTATAACGATAAAAAATCCCACCCATATATTACCCCATTGTCACGTTCGCACTGTTATTAAAATATCTTCGTTTATTCTCTTCCGCTAACGTTCCTACATTTGATGAAACTAATTTGTCATTCACCATTATTTCAACTCTATTTATCACTTCAAAAGGTTCATTAGAAACACCACCTTTACTAATTAACGGTGTAATAGGAGATATTGGCGCTAAATAATTAAATGTCTCATCAGGCAGTAAAAACCCTGTGTTGGTAGATTTTTGAGAAGATTTACCTTTTTTAAAAGGTGTTATATTTTTAATAACTTGATTCATCTGCTCCTGTAATCTATCAGGGTTTATTCTTCTTTTTTCAAAAAAATAATCAGGCTCTTCAATAGTGCCTGAAACAAAAGGCACATCTTGACGATAACGATAGGCTTTTGTATTAAGAGAGGTTTTTATTGGGGATTTAAACGTTGTGTTCATCTCAGTTAAAAAGTCTTGACTAACATGCAGCCCTAAAGCTCTACTAACATTCGTGTATCTTGCTGGATAACCAGTAACACCGTATGCTTCACGGAATGCGTTTCTTTCCCCTGCGGTGAATAAATTAAATCCGATTCCAGTTGTTGTAAAAGAACCTTTTTTCGCCGCAAGTAAAGATTTATTTGTTTGCCTTGCTCCTTCTTCATACGCCGCTAAATCATCTAAAATTTGAGAAAAAACTGCAGGATTCTTCTGCAGGAAAGAATATTTTTTGTCCAACGGAGATTTTGCTAATAATGTTGTTATTATTTCTTCTCTCGCTTTTTTTAGACCTTCATCTTTATAACCTTGTTTCTTTAATTCACCTGTAAGAAGATTCTCAGCGTCCTGGTAAAATTTTTGAGTGTTAATCATTAAATTTTTTACCCCTTCTTCTGCCACTCTCTTTTCTGTTGAATCTAATACCTTTAATGCCTCTTTAGCCCCTTCAACATCAGAAGCGTTTGCAATTTTTAAAAGCACTCTCGCAATACCAAAAAGAAGTTGGATTATTGCATCTAAATTTTTAACTAACATCATATAGAGAGCGTTTTCAATTTTATTCATGTCACCAAGTAAATCATTCATTACTTTGGCGTTCCCCTCAACACCGACAACATCTGCGCTCCCACCTGTTAACTGGTCGACATGAACACCCATTGAAAGACGGTCTATATAATTTGGATCTAAATTCGCCTCAAGAAAATTTCCTACAGTTTTCTCTGACAAACGTCCGTTCGCTTCAGCACTTTTTATTAAAGCTATATAAGCAGTTGAAACTGACCCTGTAAAAGTATCTGTCAAAGCAATTGCTTGCCTTCTTAATTCTTGAGCACTTTTACCCGATTCAAGATATGCTCTTGCTAAAGTATTAAAAACCTCGCTTAAGCCTCCATATGGATCTTCTTTTATAGAACTCTGAACTACTGTAGTAATTAACTTATGATATTTGTTATAAGCTAAAGAATTAAAATCTTTATTTGCGTCAAGACGCAAAATATTTCCAAATCTATTATTGTATTCTTTAAGAGCATTAATCAATAAAAATTCATTATTTCCCGTATAAGTTGGATTTGCCAGCCCCCATCTACGCATCCTATCCAATAATTCAGGGTTCAAACCTAATTCAGCAGAATCCTGGATAAGTTTACCCATATCAGCGGAAATTTTTTTAAGCACAGAAAGCATACTTGAAATAAGTGTTTTAATCGTTCCTAAAATTGCTGTTGTTATAACCACAGCGGCAAGAAGAGCAGTTCCTTTCCCCGTTTTTAATGCTCCCTGTCTTTCATCTTTTACATTAAGCCCCATTTCTTCAGTTAGTTGTTCCCGCAAAAGTTTTTTAGATCTCTGCTTTAATATCTCAGCTCGAACTGCGCCAACAGCAGGAGAATTTTTGTCGTTCATAAGGTCAGCAATTAAAAGATTTTTTGCTTCACCTTTTCTAAGTTTTGCTTTTAATCTTTGATCTTGTGTGCCATAAATTGCTTCTAAATCAGCTTTATTATAAGTTCCAGTATTTAAAGACTCCGCTGTTTCTTCTGTTTTTGCTCTAAGATATTTTGCTTCGTCAGCAGTAACAAATGCCCGTAATCTCCGTCCTTCATTTGTTCCGCCAAAAGTCTCCATAACAGAACCAGTTTTATTTAAAAACGCCTTCAACAATTTCTCGTTTGAACCTGTTAATGGATTTTGAACTGTCTCAATTAAATCACTATCTTCATAAAATGTATATTTTCTTTTTTTACCTCTTGGTATTTCTTTCAATCCTGAAATCCCTTGACTCTTTAAAAATTCAGGGATTGTCATATTTGACGCCTCAGCTTTATCAGCATATTTTTCTTCTAAATATTGTGTCAGTTGCCTTTCTAAACGTTGCTTAACTTTATCTCTGGTTGACGGAGCAGAAAAGGCATTTATTTGTGCAAAGTTATCAGGACCAATTTGATGTTTACCAACGACACCTCCTGAGCCTCCTAAACCTTGCACACTTTTAATAAAATTCACTAAATCCTGATAAATACGAACGTCAGTATTTGGCTTCGCCTTATCAAATTTTATTCCCCCTTTTATTCCATATCTTTCCTGTTCTTCTATTAGTGGGTCAACAATATTATCTTTATTATCTTTATTATTTTTATTCATTTCATTTCACTCAATCTTTTTAAATAATTTTCAAGCAGAAACTCTATTTCTTTTATTTTACTAAATTCAAACAATTCAAAATAATTTTTTGGTTTTTGATGAAAGTATTTATAAAAATTATAAGCAAGAAACAGTAAATCATTCGGAAACTTTTCTTGTTTTAACATTTTAAAATAACTCACCGCTGGGTCATCTGCTGTTTCTGTTTCTGTTTCTTTTTTTTGTTTCTTCTTTCTTCGGTCTCTGCCTCCGCCACCAAAGACGGTGTCAAAGGCAGTGGACACTTTTTTAGCTCTAACCCTACAATAAATTCTACCAACCAATTAACAATTATCGGATATTCATTTAAAACAGGAATACCTTTTAAATCCATTTCTTTATGAGTAACTTGAAATTCAGCAAAAAGTGTTGTTGTTTTATTATCATAATTTTTCAAAAAAACTCTAACTGGCTTCCCCTCTAACATTGCAACAACAGTTTCATAACAAAGGTCAAAATTATCAGTAGAAAAAAGCATTCGGCAACGATCAATTAAATCAACGTCATTTAATCCTTCAGGAAATTCAAAAATAACTCGATTTTGTTTAATCTCTTCTTTTATAGCCTCAAACTCTTCCACGCCTTCAAGTATAGAAGAATCAATTATAAAACTTCTCGGTTTTTCATGCCCTGTTACTGTTTTCGCTAAATCTTCCATATTCTCTCCTTATATTTTAATATGAAAATCTTAACATATCTATATTTTTTTGTCAATTAAAAACCCCCTATAGCAGGGGGCTTTTTATTAAGGTGTAGTCTCAAAAGCTCGCATATCAGAAACAGACAAACCGTTTGGTGGTTGCTGGTAATCAAGCTTACCATAATTATAATTCAATGGTATATCTGCACCACTTGTATCCTCTGTCGGAGGCTTAACACCAGGAATGTCAATAAACGCTGTAAGATCATCGACATTACCGCCTGTAAGGTCTGAATGCAATGGAACAGAAGCAACAATATTAGAAGCTGGCTCTGTAGTATCTTTAAGATTTTCTTTAAAAGGTTTATAAGTTCCTTTTGTTCCTCTACTATTACCAACAGCCCAGATATATTCGTCAGTAGATGCGTCTTCTGCACCAATTCCATCGAACCAACCTGCATAATAAAGCTGAACAGGATAAGGCACAACAGCATTACCAGCAACTCTTTCATGCGGAACATTTTTAACAAAGACACCATAATAAACACGAAATCTTGTTATACCGTCAAAATTTCTTTTAACAGTAAATGTCCCGCCAACACTATCACCACTTGATTGAACCAATTGCAAAGCTGTAATAAAACAACCTCTACCCACAAAACCACCTTGCTCAAGCACCTGCAAAGTTAGCACACCCGCAAGAAGATTATTAGTGATAGTTATAACAGAACCATCAACCAATACTTCTTGATATGCACTATCCATTGCTGGTTGAGCGTCTAAAAAAGTATCATTCAATTTACATGCTCTGCTGACATCTATCTCATCAATGTGAGTTCCTACAGAAACATGCCCAGCTAATTTTGGGTGACGATAACGCATTTGAATACCGCCAGCCTTTATTGCTGTTGAACGGGGGTGAACCCCCCATCTATTAGGACCAAAAGACATAGCTACCTCCTTTAAATTTCTGAAATACCACCAGTTACGGTTACTTTATCTAAATCGTCAACATAAAGAGCTGACCATGCTGACGCCGCTTCTAAAGCTGTTAAACCTTTTTTCGCTTCTGTAAAAGAAGGGAAGGTTAATTTAACATTATACAATCTGTTAATATTTGAAAATCTTGCCAAATTAGTTCCAACAATTGATTGTATCCGTGTATACGCTTCATTATTTGTAAGCACTGGATCTGTTAAAGTTCCTCTGTCTGTTATCATATTGGCACAATCCATCGCAGAACGATAATCAACCCATTTAGAAATCATCTTAGCATTCAAAGAAATACCATCAAGAGTTCTTGCTGAAGTAAGTCTACAATCTTCTAAAGAGTTATCAGAAATAGTTTGCAGATAAGCTACATGTTTTTCCCCAAGAATATTTACAGCTCCTGCATCGTTTTCATTTACTGCAGTATTTAAAGGAGAAGCCCAGCCAAGAGGTTTAATATTAGACCCTGTCAACCTAATATTATGCACTTTATTTCCTACATACAATCCTGAACTGTTTTTCTTTGCAAACCATACTGCAAGAATCTCAGAAAGAATATTCACTGCTGAACCGTTTAAATCATTTGGTTCTGCATGGCAAACAAGGAAAGTATTATTAGCCTGCATTAGTTTAAGAGCACCCCAAAAATATTTTGCCCTCTTTTCTGCATCTGCTAATGCAAGATTTACCATTTCTGACTTTTCCTCTGCAACAGTTGCAGACCTAATAAAACATTTATTAGGATCGTAATCTGAAAGTTTATCCCCTGCTCCCAATGTTATATTTGGGAACCCGTCAATAAACTCCTGTATCCTCACTTGACTCCAAAATTGAGACATTGTCGGATTAAGCTTACAAAGATACGCAAGAGCCAAAGAAAGATCAAAAAATTTTGACTCAATATCTTGCACAACCCCTGCATTTACACCAGGAGTAAAAGAAAGAACATTGAAATCAAAAGATACATCACCAGGAGTTAGAGAATTTGTTACATGTCCAAAAGCTTCTGTGAATCCACTTTTCTGTAAGGTTACACTACTTGCAATATTACCAACATTCACAGAGAAGGCTGTCAAAGTCCGTGACGGAATACTACCTGTCGCTTTTAATGAAATCGGGCTTGTAATGTTTATCTTATACTGCACGCCATTATTTGGATCAGTATAATTATACTCCCCTGCATCAATAGTAACAGCAACAGGATTACCCGCTGTCTGTCCTGTATGCAATATTTGATTAAGTGTAAAATTGATAGCTCCCCAAGTAGTAGGGTGAGCTGTTGCCAATGTGGTCAAATCAACAGGTGTTAATGGTAAACTCAATGGGAAAACACCAGTAAAAGCTGGAGTTGTCTGCACTGTTACCTTTGTGTTTGTAGCGTTAAAAGTATATGAACCGTTCGCAGGGATTGTTAAATCTTCTGAGATATGAATCGTGTAATTATTATCAGTTAAATAATCCCCTGCGTCCAGAGTTACAGCACTGCCAGTTGGATTTTGTATCACACCACCAACTGAACCTTCAACTCTGGTTGTTTTAGAAGTGTTTACTACATTAAAAGTAAACATTGTTTTCGCACCAACACTTTCAATCGAATAACCGACACCATTCATATTTGGATCAAAAAGCATTTTAATAAAACTAATAAAATAAAGTTTTTCAAATGCTTTTGTCAACGGCTCATATTCAATTGTTGCGCCTGTAATTTTCCAACCGTCACTTGTTTCATCGCAATAAAAAACAATAAGATAAATAACAACATCTGTGTTACTATCGTCCCGAAAAATCGGTTGCATTTGAGTTAATAATTCGCCAGTCATTATATCTGCATAATTCTGCACATCACAAGAATAAACTAAAGGCTTTTCCTTAGTCAAAAGTGGTGCATCATTTGCATACCCTTTTATTACTGCTGGTGCAATATTTGAAGGTATATACACAGATAAGCAATGAAATGGCTCGTTTGTTAATGTTTCAATAACATCAACAGAGGACCTAAAAAGCATGTTTTGCTCTGCAAAACTGCCAATGTAATTTACATTCATTCACTACCTCCAATAATTTAATCTTCTAATCAATCTCTTCTAAAACTTTTTGTATCTCTTCCAGAGACCCAGACATCAAAGAAATATATAATAATCTTTGATCTGTATTTTCACCTCTTTTTGGTCTATAATCTAAACCTTCTTGATATTTTAAATTAAAACTAATCGTATAAGCTATTGTTGTATTTCCAACACCAAAATAATCCACGTTAGTTGGAATAATCGGTGTAATATACTCTAAACTTTCAGCATGACAATAATAATACCAGATTAAATTAGGAGTTTGTCTCCCGCATAAATGATGAAATACTTTCGCCCAACTTTCTGCTCTGCTCCCTAAAAATCTAACTGTAATATGAGCAACTTTTTGCGTCCAGTTTATACCTTTTTCATTGTAATCTTGTGACAACCTGTCATCAGTATCTATCCAATATTGAATCCAAGTATCCTGTTTACCTGGCTCAATCGGTTGTTCAAAATTATGTTGCATTGGTATTACATATTTACGACATTCTTCTAACTCTTCAGAAGGCATATTAGGATATTTAAAATATAAGGAAACCAAAGCCTCTCTTACTGTTTCAAAAGTCACGCCATAAACTCTTAACTCTAACCCTGACATTATTTTATCCCTTTAAAAGTATCTGAGTAATAAAAATTACCAGAAGACCCTTCGCCTAAAACAACATGTATTTGTAACTGTCTAATTAACCAACCTGTTGCATAAAAAGGCGAAAACATCGGCAACCTTAAACTCCTTCTCTTATTTCTTGTAGATTCAGCCAAAATAAAATTCATCGGCAACAACCCACATTGTAAACAAAGAATAATATCATCTTTTACCCATTTGTCAAATATTTTTAAACTTTCTTTTAATTCCTGTTGTTTTGCATCTTGAATTTTATAAAACTTTTTCCATTGTCCACCTTTTAAATTTCCTTCTTTCCAATTTTCCTCTATGATTTTTTCAATGTCTTTTATTGTCCTGGTGAGTTCAAAATAAACTTGACGGGAAGGAAAAATAAGATTAAAATATGTATCAATAAACTTTTCACCTCTATTATAAGTTTCACATAAAAATTCATACAACATCCGTGCTGTCCAACGTTCATCACCATAATGCCGACTGCCTCTCACTGAAGATTTAAAACTATAAAAAATTTCAAAATCATCACCTGAATAATCAGCGACTAATTTTTTTGTTAAATCTTTAAAATATGGAATATATATTTCAATACCTTCTGATAACATTTCTTTTTCTGTTTCTTGAAGAGAAATTTTTTCAACTTGTTGAGTTTTTAATTTAGAATACCCAGTAGAACTTTCATCTAAATATCGTGTAAAAGGAAGTATTTTCATATAGGAAAATCCAAAACTAATCTTTTTTCAATATTCATATTTTCAGTCTGTTGATCAGTATTTCCCTGAACTAACTGACAAGTATAAACTGCGAAACCACCTTCTTTTTGAAAGGTTTGATCATCTTTAATTACAAAAATCTGTCCTTCATCTTCAAAAAACAATCCCTGCTCAATTTTTTCTTGCGGTAAAAATTCAAAGCAAAAAAAGACACCAGCTTCATTTGAAACCCTAATATCTTTAAAAATATTCATTGCACTTTTTTCTGACCTAATAAACACACCTTTCTTTTTCACCACATTCTGTCGTTCTATATAACCTGCATTACCGATATTCGGTTCCATAGAAAAAAACTGATAAACTTTTATCAATTCAGGAAAAGCCGCTAATAAATCGCCATAAATAGACATTATTTCGCCTTCTTTTTGCTACTTGTTTTATTCACAATTGAACTGACAGGAGTAACAACTTTCCCGTCTTCAATAGATACAGCGATACCATTTACAAATCTTACTTTTTCCTCAAAAAATACAACCTTTCCTTCTAATGCTAATTTTTCTAAATTTTTCTTTGACAAAGCTGGAACTTTATAACAAATAGAAGGTCGATAAATTACATCATTTATTTTTAATTCAACTTTAGTTGCAAAATAAACATCTTCATTTTCAGCTTCTCTTATAAACATATAAATCTCCTATACGTTTTATTAAATTTTCATCCCCGTTACGATATTTAAGTCTGGAAGCGGCATTTTTTATCATTAAATGTGCTTTAGCACCAAAAGGATTTGATAATAAAGGTGCTAATAAATCTTTATTTGTAGCTTTAAAACTGTCTTTATCATAAATAATATCAATTGGTCCTATTTTCTTTTTAATCAAAGGAAGCCCACCAGTGGAAAGTATCCCTCTTGCGTAATCAGGATAAAGATCAGCAATAAACCAACAAACTAAAAGACGATAACATAATCTTGTTTTTTCATAGTAAATCTGTCTATCTTGGTCAGCCCATAAAGAACTTACGCCAGGAAACATTGTGTAAACAGATTCAATTGCTTCTCCTATTATCTTATCCCCATTTTCTCTATCCTCTGCAAAAATAGGGAAAGACTGGAGGGAGTGCCTCCTCCAGTCTTCAACTGTAATCTCCGCTGGCACTCCATCTATGAAAATAGTTTCCTCCGTGAAACTATACCTTGCCATCTTCACTTCCTTCTTCAATTTTTTTCTTTGAAGACTTATCTTTACGATAGTCCTCTAATTCTTTTTCCAACTGCTTAACTTTTCTTTTAAGCTCTTCATTTTCCTGTTGCAAAAAGTTAAACTTTTGCTCAGGAGTCAAGGCGTCAGGTGGAATCTCATTTAAAATCAACAAGTGTTTCAAATTGAGATAAAAATTAAATGTCTGACTTTCTTTCTTCAGAAGATTTAAATCTTCTTCACTAATTTCAGTCACGCCCGTATAGATAAGTTGACCATTATAACGGTCAACTTTGCGAGGTCTGAAAACAAAGTTTTTTTCTTTGTTTGCCTCACTTTTACAAACTATCGTAGCGTCTGAAATATTTTGTATATAATATTTTTTCATAATTATCTCCTATTATGGTTTCACTCCAAAACCTTTAATACAAAATACTGACCTTTCAATTGGTGCTAATATTGAACCTATTCTTGTCATAGCTGTTCTAACTATGCCGTCTCTATAGCCAGGAGCAGAAGGTAGAATCATATTCTCAATTAGCACTGGTGCAATTATTGCGTCAGTAATATTGTTTGGCTCAAGAGCAGATTGCCATTCAGGGAAGGTAATAAACATTAAATCATATCCTTCTGAATTGAAAATTGTGTTTGCAGCAAGCATCGGGTCAGGGAGAATCTCAAAAGAGCCCCAGCCGCTATCCAGACCTTTTGTCGCCATTGTTCCGACTACTTTTCCATTGTATTCAAAAGCCTTGTTGATAAAAGACAATGGTGACTCCTGCACAAAAGCGTCACTGGTGAGGACAAACTTTAATACTTTATACACAGTCGGTGAGCAAGCAATTCTCACAGACACTGGCATAAAATTTAAAGACTCCATAATCTGACCAAACAAGTAAACAAAAGCCTTAACAACTTTTGCACCAGTTGTTAGCCCTGCTGTATTTGACACCATTTCTGCATTCCAAATTGAATTAAGTGGTGTATATGGATACAAATACATTGTAGGAATCGAACCTGGTGCACTTGCGTCCCTATCAGCTATCTGATAAAGTCCGTCAAACTGAGGTGAACCAAAATAATAGAGACTGTTTTTTAAAACTTTCAGCATTAAATTTGCATAAGCGTCTCTGTCTCCAATAAGTTGCCCGCCAACAATGTTTCCTATTTCATTTGTTATCGCAAGTTCATTTGGAGTAGGGGATTCATAATCAATCACAAGATTTACAACATCTGAAATCATTGTGTTGATTCTATTTTTTACGCCCACAGAGTTATTAAATTCCCCAGTTCCTTTTGCAACTGCAGAAACTCTTGCCTGACCTTCAAAGGTCTCTGTGAAAATTTGCACAAGGTCAGCCCACACATTAGGAACTGCTTGAGGGCTAACAAGCCTTGTTGCATAACCTTCAAGAAAAGGTTGCTTAAAGACTTTCTGAATAACAGAAATATTCCAATAAGGAACCGCCATTCCAGCAAGGATTGAGTCTTTTACTTGAGATGAAACCCTTTCGATAATAAACTTTCCTTTTGTCTTGTCATACCAACCAACAGCTTCAAGGGAATCCAGAACCTGCTGTTCAGCTTTTTCCCTTTCAACACCTTTAGCAACCAAATTCTGCACAGTAGCAGCAGCCATTTTTGCAAGAGTTTCATCAATCCTCTTTTCAAAAGTAGCTCTTTTTGCGTCTTCATTAGCAATTATTCTATTATCCATCATAGAATCTGCTGTGGCAAAATAAAGAGCAGAGGACATTGTTGACGGTGTTGCAGGAATCCTATGCCCGCCTTTTGTTTTAGGATCAACTTCATTTTGTTTCCCTATATAGACACCATGAATGTTCCCTGAATCAAAACTTTGAGGAAACATATTATACAACAATGTCTCAGCTTTTTCTCTGAAACTTTCAAAACTTTTAGTTGTATTTACAATGTTATGCTGTTCCATAATTCACCTTTCCTTATTTATTGAAAATAAACATCATCTATTAATTCAAAATAAATTGTCTCATTTTCAGGTTCAAACAAGACAGCTCTTCCAACTGTAAAAAAGTCATCAAAAGGCTGTGTAAAAGTATTTCTATCTGAAGTATAAGCAAATGGCATACCATTTGCAGTAGAAACAGCTAAGTAAACATGTGTATTTGTCATTGCCGCACTTGCTGTTTGCCATTTTGCAAGAATTTCAGCATAACCTTCAACATTTGCTCTTTTTGATTTGTCTCCTTTCATAAAAGCAAAAAAGCTTGCAAAATCCCCGGTAGACTGCTTAACAAAATATTTAAATCCAACAATGCCTTTCACAATAAGAGTAAATTTTGAATACGCAGGCACGCCCCAATTTTTAATTGGATTTGACTCAGCCCATCCTTGTTCATACTTTATAATCCCTGCAAAACCTAATGCTGTGGTGTCTTGATCATCAACAACAAAATTATTAACTTCTTGTTTCGATGAATTCACCAAATCTAATCTTCTGAAAACACCGCAACCAAAAGGTATTGTCATATCAGAAACATACAAAGAATGTGTACTCAATGTTATAATACCTGACTGAGTTATCGCTGGAACTCTTCCGTCAGCATTTCGCATTAGAAAACCATTTGTCAATTCATCTCCTTTCCATACTCTTGAACCAGCTACAGAAAGAAGACTACCTGTTCTTTCACTTGCCATATTAAAGTCTCCTTATTTAAACATATTTTTTAGTAAAAATGAAGTATCTTCATCAATTGTTAAAATTGAATCTGTTGTTTGAGAAGAATTTTTTTCCTCAATCCCAAGATTTTTCTTAACAATCTCATCAACCTTTGAGAGAAGAGAATCAGTTACTTTTGTAACAATTTTTTCGATTAACTCTTCCTCATTAAAAGAAATTGAATCTTTTGCTATTGAGCAACCATCTTTTTCTTCTTCTTCTTCTTTCTCTTCTTCTTTTTTTGAATCTTTTTCTTCTTTTTCTTCCTCCTCTTCCTCTTCCTCTTTCTTTTCTTCTTTTTCTTTAATAGAGTCTAAAGTTTTCAAAAGTTCACTTTTTGAAGAACAAAGAGAATAAAGAGTTTTTAACCCATTTTCAACTTTTTCAGCGTTTTCTAAAACTTCTTTTGGATATTGAAAACAATCTTTTACTGTATCCAAAAGAACTTGTCTTTCTTTGCTTTCAGGCAAAGAAGAGATTGATTGCTCCACACTTTCAATTTTTTTCTTTTTTTCAGAGTCATTTAATTTATCAAAATCCTTTAAACTATCCATCACTGAAGAAACAAAAATTTCTTCAGGGGATTTACCGACTCCAAAAAAAGATAAAATACTATTTAAATTTTTCATCTGATTAACCCCTTGTATTTTATCATTTAAAAGGCTATCCAAAACAGAAACAGAAGGACCGCCTCTGCCTCTTCTGGTTAACGCAAGCCCCTTTACTTCCACAATCTCATTCAAAATGAAATCAAAATCATCAGTATAAATTTGTAAAACATTCGACACATATTGAGCCGAAGTCTCTTTTGCACCATTTAAATAATAATCAACTGCCTCAGTTGTAAAAAACGCAATTTCACCTTTTAAAGCAATCTCACCATTATCTAAAGTTACAACCTCTACCTCACTCCCGACGACACCTTCAATAACTTGTTTTATATTGTCAGTAGATATATTATATGGATGCTCCTTTGTCAATGGCGCATATTTAAATTTATCCTTCGCTTCCACTAATACTGCTGGAGGGCGATATTCCCTGTAAAAATCTTTTTTCACTTCAGGATTTATTCCTCTTCGTATAACTTCTTCATAAGAGTAAATATAAATCCCAGACCTGGCGAGTATAGCGTCTTTTACAATTAAAGCTGAAGAACTTGCTCTATCCAATGTTTCTATTGTCGACATCTTTTTTATTCTCCCTTCTTTTTTGAGCTATTTGCCCTCTATGTTCACCTACTTTTTCGTGTTCTCTTTGTTCCAAAGGGTCTTTATAACTATGACCTCTTTTTTGTTTCATTTCACCTGTCTCTTCTTCAAATTCTATACTATCATTTCTTTTATTTTTTACCATTAAATCCATTTCTGCAATACTTCTTTTTTTTTGTTCTATTTCTATTTCAAGATTTAATAATTCCAATTCTCTTTTTTTGTTATTAAATCCATCATTTTCTCTTTGCTTTTGTTCAATCTGTTCCATCAATTCAGAAGTTAAATCAAACTCATTATCTGACAATTGTTGTGCCATATTAATAGCAATTGGAACTGGTATTCCTGAAGCAACAGAATCAAATATCCCCCGACCAATTTTTGCTGCTATTTCACTTCTATCTTTTGCATTAGAAATTTTCGGATTATCAAATTCAATTACTGTATAAGGCAAGACATTTAAAATTCTTTGTGAAACACCTAAAGAATTTACCACAAAAATCATCACCATCTCTTTTAACTGCCGTGCAACTTTTAAATGTGTATACCTTATATTTTCTGATTGCTTTTCAAAAGCTGAATCCCCATTATCTCCAGATGCAAAAGCTGGACGCTCAGAAGACCAAATTAACTCTTCTGGATACCTTGCTCTTGCAGCAATATCTTGCCTTAATAACCTTACCAATTGTGGAACTTCTGTAAAATCCCTGCTTATAGCCTTTAATTCTCCAATTGTATCAATATTAATTATATTATCAGGACCTGTTCCTCTATTTCTAAAAGTTTGCTGCTCGCTAATTAAATCCAGCATTGCCGCTCCCTCCATCGCAGACATTCCTGACGTATCAAATGTCCGTGCTAAAAGAGACATCTGTTTAATCATAAAAGGTATCGCCTGCATAACTGAGTCATAATTCAATACTGCTTCAATCCAACCAGGAATATCAGAAACTCCCCATCCCAGAGTCATCAAAACACCCCAATATCCTGCAGGAGGTGATGCTACAATTCTTGAACATCTCTGACCGTTTATCACGCTTCCTAAAAACGGGATAAAATAAGAATCTGGCTTTTGAAATGTCGCAGACAGCGGATTCCAATCAGGAGTGAAAACTACATTCCATCTGTCTAATGTAATAAATCTATCAATACAATCTTTCCCCAACACCCCGTATTTCAAAAGACCCTCAATACTCATTGTCATTGTAACAGGATTGTCTTTTTTAAACATTGGAAAAAACAACGCCCCGCCAAATACAAGGCTATCTCTAATCGCTTCAGCAATTTTTATATCAAACTGGTATCTAATTATGTCCTCAGCCAGTTTATCTAATTCTTTTGGCTCCAATTTTGGATTTTTAATTTTTATTCCATTTAACAATGGGGAATGAGATTTTTTTTCAATGATAAGCTCAGGAATACCTTTCCCAGAATAAATTTGTGCCGCTTCAGCAGGGCTTATCCATATATTTTGGCTTATTAAAGTATTTCCAAAGCTAAAATCCATTGATGGTGTTATGTCTCTATAAAGAAAACTATCTACTGTTGTTAAAAGGTTTTGCCCTGTTTTATAATTAGTTAATAACAAATTTCCCAATGTTGCAGCTTTTTTCTTGAGGTCAGTATAACTTATCAATTCTTTTTTATCTTTTCTGCTCCCAAACACTGCCTGGGTTTTCATTTCATTTTCAATTTTTGCGTTAATTATATTTAGTGCTTGAGAAGAAAGAGGTTTGAAATGATTACTTAAAATTTTTAACCCGCTGTCTGTTACAACAGAAGATACTGACTCATTTTGTATGATTGACCATATATCTTTTTTAAAGTTTAACATTCCACTCCTCTATTATTTTATTATTTAAAAATATTTTTAAAAAGTCAACAAAAATTTTAACTAAAATGATCAGGGTCAATAATTGAATACCCTCCTGTTTTTAAGTCATCAATTTCTTCATCTTCGTTTTCAATGTCTGGATTTACCCATTGAGAATATCTTCTCTTTAAAGTTAAATCCCTGATATCTTTCATTGAAGGTTTAAACAAGAGAAAATAACACAACATTCTAAGTGCATCTATATCATGTATCGGGCTTCTCATTCCAATACCTTTCGGTATCATTCCAGTCTTTGGGTCTCTTTGAGCCAGCGCACATGCCTCAGCGGTTTCCCGTGCTAACTCAGTAAATATAAGCCTTTTTGTATATAGCAACTTGTTAACCAGAAAAACTGTATCTTCAATGTTTGGGTTTTTCGATTTAAAAGCCCAATAAATTTTATACTTTCTCAACTCCGCCGCAAAGGTTAATATTTCATTTTTTGACGAGGCATCAGGTATCCAGTAAATTTTGTTTTCAGGGAAATCATATCGCACAACCTTTGGCGCATCTTGAATCTGTTCAAATTCATATCTTTTTATTACATAGATAACATTCCCCCGTAAAACTCCGACACATCCTCTAAAATACCCCTGATTGAAGTCTTGCGACCAATATAATTCTTCATCAGGAGAAATCATTTTATCTAAAGGCATTTTTATATAATTATTATTCCAGTCAAAATCAGGAAAAATTCTTCCAGAACCAACAGAAAGAAACTCTCCTTCAAGATATACTTTTCTCTCTGTTTCATTGTAAAGATTATACAGAGAACTCACATACTCTGGTTGCAGGTAAAAATTATCTTTTGTCCGTGCCTTTATCCGCACATAAGACGTATGCTCTTTATCAAATTGTGTAACAACTCTATAAAGCCCTTTCTGCCCTTGTGAAGTTGAAGCCAGTTTTACAAATGGAGTCCTGAAATCCGCAATGACTTGTCTTGTTCTCTCGTTCAGTGCTTTTACTGCTTCAAAGGTCGTATCTGTAGCCGCACTCATGCTTACCAATCCCAAGTCATCCACCTCATCGCCGTAAAAGGCACATACGTCATAACCGACTATATCAGAAGGACGAGAAAGGCTCATCAGGTAGATATCTACATTTCCTACAGAGAGGACGCCTTCTTTTGAGTTATAGGTATATTTTGTTTTTGATTCATTCAGGTCAGAGAGTATATAAGTTAATGTTGTCTTTGTTAAATGCCCTAACGACTTTCCACCAAGACCAATTCGGGGTCTTCTTCCTTCTTTGTCTTTTTTACCTCTTAATTGGTAAATATCGTATAATATACTTGTTGCTACAGAAGATGTTTTTCCAGCACCATATCCAGCAGTAAATATGAAAAACCTTATTTCAGGGAAAAGATAAGGTGCTTTCATAAAAGCTACTTGATGAGGTAATAAATATTTTGCTTTCAATCTAAAACCTCTTCGATAATTTTTTCACCGTTAGAGTTTATGTATGTAATTGTTTTTTGCGGTTTTGCAAGCGGGATATTCTCTTTTTTCTTTATTTTTGCAATCTTTTCAACTGTTGTCTCTTCCTCTTCAGTAAAATTTGTGTTTTCTGAATATCCTTCATGCACTTCAACATTTACCATTTTTTCAAATTCTTTCCGTGAAACATCAATAAAAAAGATATTCATCCCGTCTGATTCTTCTGATTCTTTATCGCTGGCAGTCAGAGACAGCAATTCCCGCCGCATTGCTGTTACTTTCATTTTTAAATTTATTATTTTTGAAGTGTCCTCATCAAATTCAGAGAATCTTTTATTCTCATTAAATTCTGCATAATTTAGAGCTGTTAGAAGATTGTTTATTTCCTTAATTTCTTCAATATATTTCTCTGCTTTAATTCTTCGTGTTTCCTTGATGAAATACGGGTCATTGAGAATAATTTTTCTGTCTTTCCCAGTTACCCCGCAATAATCCAGAGCCATTGAGTCATTTAAAAGAATTTTAAATGCTTCTAAAACTTCTAAAATCTTCTCTCTCATGTTACAACATTAAACCTCACTACTAATTGTTCTTGCCCGTTAACTATAACGGTTTCAAAGTTTACATTAACATATTTTGTTTCGTTGCTTACAGCGTCGATAATCTGTTGCATAATTAACATTACAGACACTTCGCCAAGCAACACTTCCGCCCATTGCACGCCTTCATCAGGGGCAATAGGGTCTTGCCCCTGTTGCCTTATCGCCGCAAAGACAGCTCTATCTTTTTCTTCTTCAAGAAAGTCATCAATTATTTCTATATCTTTTATCCATTTTTGCCCGTAGTCATCTATTTCCTCAATTAAGTAAAAATCATTCACTCCAGAGACAAGCACATCCACCATTCCTTGTGGCTGTAACATTTCAGTTTTTTGGCTTACCTTTACATCCATTATAACAACTCCACTGGTATATTATTAGGGTTTGACTGTTTGTAATATGCTAACAGTTTTGACCATCTATTATTTTTATTTTTAATCTCTTGAGCCGTAGTTTCAAATTCAGGCTCAAACAGCCCTTCTACTCTATTACCTTGCAATACAGGGGAATAATACAATGGACAGGCCTTTCCAGTAAAATCGTAATGCCTGCCTATCAGGAGTTTGGCACCTACTTTATTTTGTATCCACCAAACTAATTTATGGCTATTTTTTAAAACATTTTCTGAAAATTTTCCATTTATTTCTGTATGACAATGTTCAATTCCTATCGTATAATAGTTAGCATCGCTCCTGATAAAAATATCTCTTCTTGCTTTATTCCAATTAGAAGGATTTGCAGAAGAAGATTTCTTATCTCCGACATGATAAAACATATAATTCATTGTCGGCGCTAAAGCTAAAATTTTATTATCATCAATTACAAAATGTGCCCCGATAATTGGATTTGCCTGTTCATCAGGTGTTAAATCTTTTGATTCTCCTGTTCTTGAATTGAAAAACTTTACTATGTCATAAGCTGTTTGTCCTGGTGCTGCTGTATAATGAATTGCAATTGCTCTAATGTCACAAAGTCTTGATATTTCATTATTTTTCAAGGCATGCCAGTTTAGATTTAAAAATCTTTCTTCAATCCAATCAGGATAATAATTACTCATTTTTTACCTTTTTCCTTTGTTAATGAAGCTGAAAAATCTTTAAATTTAATTGCTTCAATTCTATCACCGATAAAATTGATAACATTTAGAATTAAAGCCCCAGCAATAAATAATTGCCCAGAGAAAGTCTCAGAGAAAGTAGGATTTGTGCTTATCATCTCAATTACAGAAATAGTCCACACCCAACTAATTATTGCTTTCCTGCTTTTCCATTCAGGACGGAAATAGCCCATTATGATTACAATTATGACGTTTGCTAATATAATCAAATGTTTAGTATTCATATATGTATATTTGTTTAATTATTTTTAAAAGTCAAGAAATTTTTAAAAAAGGCTCCACAGAAGAGAGACTTCTGTGGAGTAAACGGAGGTTTTTTGTTCTGGAGAGAAAGTGATACAAATTTAAATATAAAAATAGTTATTTTGTCAATCTTTTTACTGTTAATTGAAGAAATTCTTTTTCAATTTCACAATCTACAAATTTACGATGGCAACAATCTTTAGTATTTAAGATTACAAGTATTTATACTAAAATATGGATTAAAATCATAGTTTTTTAGCCCCTTATATCCACGCCCTGAAGAGACGTGGTTTTACGGGGCAGGTGATAAAACAATAATTATATTGTTAATAAAAAAATGTTAAATAAATAATTTTTCATTTATACTTTTTTCTGCTTCTTCTATTCTTTTTTTTGCTATGTTAAAATAATTTTCTTCTTTTTCTATGCCGATAAAGTTACGGTTATTTAATACTGCCATTTTTCCTGTAGTGCCAGAGCCCATAAAACAATCAAGAACCGTATCGCCTTCATTGCTCCATGAAATTATATGGTCATTTGCTAATTGTTCAGGAAAAACGGCAGGATGATTTGTTTTATTGTTTTTTTCAGGCGCAATACCCCATATGTTAAACCTTGCACCGTATTCCTTTACGCTTTTGGATTTCTGCCTTGCGGAAAGGCTTTTTGTGTTTCCGTTTGTCTGCCTTTCCGTTCCGTGTATAGGTGTTCCTGCCCATTTATTCTTCCTGTCACAAATCAAATTTGCGCTTTTTTTTGCGCCCTTTGAGAAAACAAACATATACTCAAAACTTTGTATGTATCTGTTCTTGTGCTGAAACGGACATATTTTTTGCCATATCATAGTATCATGCAAATTAAAACCGACTTCTTTGAAATATAAAGCCTGTTTAAAACTTGTTCCCGTTTCACTGCCTTTAATCGTTGCATCGCCAACCACCCAAACGACAACACCGCCTGATTTTGTAATTCTGTATAATTCTTGTATTATCGGTTTCCATATATGCTCCCCCCATTCGAGACTATTATTATATGTTCTTAAATTGTCGTATGGTGGGGATGTCACCGTTAAATCAATATGATTATTTTGTATTGACTTCATTAGTTCTAAACAATCACCATGATATAATTTTATATTCATATACCACCCTATATTGAAACATATTTGCTTTGTTCAGCTTCTTTAATTCTTTTTTCTGCAATTTCAAAATACTTTTCTTCTTTTTCTATGCCGATAAAATTTCTATTTGTATTTATACAAGCAA